GGCGACTGATGCAGAGGGCACGTACACCCGCAACGGCAGCACGCCGAAGATGGGGGACGGCAACGGCGGCGTGGCAAACAACGTCGCGCACTCGGGCATCTACTACGAGTCGGGCGTCTGGACGATCTTCTACTCTGACGACATCACGCTAACCGCGAACCTGCGGCGCGCGACAAGCTCCGACCGGACGACATGGGCCACGCAGGCCATTGCCATTGCCCAGAACGCGCATTCCCCCGTCACGGGGTACGCCAACCCGCACGTTTTCAAGGTCGGGTCCACCTATCACATGCTGTGCGAGGGCTGGGATAGCGCGACAAGCCGGTGGGTCAATCAGCACTTCACGAATACCGCAGTTGACAACGACGGCGGCTGGACACGTTCGGCGGCCGGCATTCTGACCACGCTTGAGTTCTTCGAGGGGCACGCATTCAGCCACGTTTCGCCGGTCAAGATTGGCAACCTGTGGCATGCCTGGTATCACACCAACACGACAGGCGGCTCAATTCCAAGCGTGATCGTCCACGCGGTATCTGCCGACCTCGACTACTGGTTGCCCGACTATGCATCAGGCCCTGTGCTTGATCAGAACTCAGACGGCACGACCATCGGCCCGAGCAGCAAGATCGTTGACCAGATTGCTGACCCGTCGATGATCGAAAGCGGCGGAACCTCGTACCTGTTCTATGACCGCACCTCCAACGATGGCGGCGTGTGGGCCGACATCCGCGTGGCAAAGTACGCCGGCACGGTGGCGCAGTTCGTGGTGGACAACCTGATCAAGTGCGTCAAGTCCGATGACGACTACGAAGGGCAGAAGGCTTTTGTGGACGACCTGACGACGGTGGCGCGGGACGAAAACATCCACATCCATCTGGTGCACCACGCACGCAAGACGCAGGACGAAATGAGCCCGCCGCGAAAGATGGACAGCCTGGGCGCCGGGTCGATCACGAACCTTGTGGACAACCTCCTGATCGTCTGGCGCAACAAGCGCAAAGAGGACGACGCCAGCAAGAACAAGGAAGTTCAGGAAATGGACCCCGACGCCTTTTTGCTGTGCGACAAGAACCGGCACGGCGACTGGGAAGGGCGGATTTCCCTGTGGTTCCACCAGCGCAGCACGCAGTTCATCGCGCACCCGCGCGACACCGCCATGGCAATGGGCGCTTGGCCCCACGACGCAAACCGGAGTGAGCGATGAATGGACTGGCAAACACACATAGCCGAAACCGTGCAGCGGTTTGTGAAGCTGGGCCAGATCCCCGGAGCCAAGGACTACGCATGGGCAAAGGTGAAGGAAATGGCAGCACAGGCGCCGGAGCTTTACGCGGATCTGCCGGAAATCGTCAGGCAGGCGGCACGCAATGAAATACGGAAACCGCAAAACCCAGATCGGAAATGAAATGTTCGACAGCGCGGCAGAGGCGCGGCGCTGGACGGCCCTGCAGCTACTGCAAAAGGCTGGGCGTATTCGTGGCCTTGAGCGACAGGTGAAGTACGAGCTTGCCCCGTCAGTGGTGCTTGGTGGCCGCAAAAAACCCGCGCTGCGATACGTGGCGGACTTTGCCTACTGGCAGGCCGATGAACGAATTGTCGAGGACGTGAAGGGCGTCATTACGCCGCTGTTCCGCGTGAAGCAGCACCTGATGAAGTCTGTCCATGGAATTGAAGTGAGGGTGTACCCATGACTCGTATCTACATCGCCGGTCCAATGACCGGCTATCCAGAGCTGAACTTTCCGTTTTTCAATACCGCTGCCAAACGCCTTCGGGAGCAGGGCCATGACGCAGTGAACCCAGCAGAGATCGTGACCGACCAATCGGCTGATTGGCAAACCTGCATGCGTGCTGACATTGCCCAACTGGTGACGTGTGACGCCATTGTGTTGCTGCCAGGGTGGGAAACGTCCAAGGGCGCCACGCTTGAGCACTCAATTGCCAACGCGCTGGGCTTCAAGGTCTATCACTGGGCTGGTGACTTGAAGGTGGTTCGATGAACGGCCTCGAACAAATCGGAATCGCGGTCTTCGGCGTGGCCGCTATCCGCCTGAGCCAAGACGCGCGGCCGAAGGTGCAGCGTTGGGCCTGTGTGTGCGGGCTGCTGGCGCAGCCCTTCTGGTTCTGGACTACCTACGTGAACGGCCAGTGGGCAATTTTTGGGCTGTGCTTCCTCTACACATGGGCGTGGGCGAAAGGCGTCCGCACGCACTGGATGCGGGGAGCAAAGCCATGACGACCCACTGCGCCGCCTGTGGCCGAGTTCTGAGGCGCGACCCGATCATGGTCAACGACCTGCCGATGGGGCCAGTGTGCGCAGCCAAAGCGCCAGCGGTTGCGCCTGCCGGGCGCGATCTGTTTGGGTACGACACCGAGGCTGCGGCGGCCTCTGCGGGTGTGAGTCTTCGGTACTTCATCTGGTACGCCGGATTGACGGCACAGCGCGAGATTGCGCGGGGCTTTGCGGAGTCGCGTGGAAGGCTTGGACTATGACAGACCATTTCAAGATTGAAGGCCCAGCGTGCATCAGCTTCAGCGGAGGCAGGTCAAGTGCCTACATGCTCTGGCGGGTACTCCAAGCCCATGGCGGGAAACTGCCCAAGGATGTGGCCGTGTGCTTTGCCAACACCGGCAAAGAAGACCCGAGAACCCTTGATTTTGTGAATGACTGCCGCTGGAAATGGGGCGTCAACATTCACTGGCTTGAGTTTGAGGACAACTTTGCCCAAGGTGGCGACGGCGTGCGCGTTGTGGATTACCAGTCGGCCAGTCGTGAGGGTGAGCCATTTGAGGCCCTGATTAAGCGCAAAAGCTATCTGCCCAACGCGGTGACTCGGTTTTGCACCAGTGACTTGAAGATCAAGCCAATCGAGACATTTTTACGCCGCACCTGGGGCGAGTTGGAAATGGTTGTCGGCATTCGTGCAGACGAGCCGCGCCGCATTGCAAAGATGCCCCACCTTCACAAGCCGCTGGCATTGGCCGGGATCGGGAAGGCGGATGTGATGGCCTTTTGGCGTCAACAGCCTTTTGACCTGATGGCCGAAGACGGGAACTGCGACCTCTGCTTTAACAAGGCGCTCGGAATTCTGATGAGTTCCATCCGCAAGAAGCCAAGAAAAGCGGTTTGGTGGGCAAAGCAAGAGGAATTTGTGGGCGCCCGGTTTTCAAAGGACCGGCCCACCTATGCGCAGATGCACGCCAACGCACTCGCGCAGCAAGACGCTTTTGGGTACGACGAAGAAACCATTGCCTGTTTCTGCGGGGACTGACATGACCCCCCAAACCCCCATGCTCATATACCCAACAGTGCCCCTAAGCGCACTTCCGGACCACCCAGCCAGCGACACCGAGCAGTTGGCCCAGCGCGCGAGGCAGCGGGTGAATTTCCGCATCGAGATTTCATACAAGCGCGCACTGAGAGACGTGCGCCAAGACTTCGCGGCCGCGCGGGGAAGGCTGGGGCTGTGACCGACATCCTCGCCCGCGCAGAGCTGCACACCCCAGAGCAGGCCAGAGCCGTGCTCACGAGCAGCACGCTCCCATGGATTGGAGAGCAGCTCAAGCAAGGCCGAGAACTGGTGCTGGAGGTTCGTCTCCTGGAAGACGACATCACGGACAAGCAACGTGGATTCCTTCACGCGGTTGTACTGACGGAAATCGCCCAAGGTCTGGTGATCGATGGCCGGCGCTACTCCATGGCTGTCTGGAAAGAGCACTTGCGCCGCGAGTTCCTGCCGGACAAGGTGCAGACGTTCATCAACCCGCTGACCGGCAGAAAGAGCCGCCGCCGCGTGCGCCAGAGCACCGAGGACTTGGGCATCCGGGGCATGGCTGACTACATCGACAAGTGCTGCGCCTGGGCGGCAGAGCACGGAATCACGATCAGCGCGCCACTGCCCCCAGAACTGAGGCCCCAGCGAAAGCGGGCCAAGGCCATCGAGAACGGCCAATTTGACGCCGATACGGGCGAGATTTTGGAGCCAGCGTGATCGAGTGCAGTTACCAGCGCACCGACACACCACCCCGGCCAGCTGCAGCCCTGGTGATCAAAGGGTGGAGGACCACACAAGACCCCCCGATCTACATGGGCCGGCTGACGCCCATCCGAGTGGTGGACTTTTTCGACGCGCCGCGGCCCCGCGATCTGGGCTGCACACAACCTGGAGATTGACATGCAAGTGACCAAAGCAATGGTTGAGAGTTTTCTGACATGGCCGGTGCCGGCCGATGTCCACCCGGACGGCACACCTGGCCAGCCCGGGCGCACAGGCACCAACCTGATGACCTATTCGCAGGCCGAGGCAATGCTTCAGCACGTCCTTGGCCCGGTGGGCGAAGGCACCGAGGGCATTGTCGGCCCCGCCGAAGGCCGTGAACTGACCTACGGCGAGAAGGCTGTGGGCCTCGGATTCAACCCCGGCGCCAATCCCGAAGTGCACGCCTGCAAAGCTGGGTTTGCTGTCGAGATTGATCGAATGCACAACCTGCGCAACAAGTCTGATGACGCGGATGTGTGGCGGATGACCGCAATCGCCATCGAGGGGCTGCAGACCGCCCAGATGTGGGCAGTCAAGGCCGTCACCTGGAAGTCCTGACGCCCTTCACAACCAGAAAGAACCACCATGGGACCACAATTCCACCTATCCGTGACCGTCTGCAATGACGCGGACGACGCCATCGCCAAAGGCTACGACTACGCCAGCAAGGGTGCCGAATTCAAACCCATCGAAATCACCGAGGCTGTTGTCGTGCGCAAAGGCACCGTTGGCGGCAATTCGACGGTTGACCTGGTGCTGAAGGACGAGAGCGGCCAGAAGTTTGTCGTGATGCTGACCGGCGCGCTGATCAAGTCCATTCCCTGCTGACCCATGGCCTTCGGCTCCCGCTGGACCCCACCGCTCCGCATGCGCGACCGCGAACCCGGCGATATGGGATTTCCCATATCCCCTCTGAGGCGCGGCACGTACTCAGGGAGCACCAGCGGGAGGCCGATCGCCAAGGAGAACGCCATCGAGCATGAAGGCTACAGGCGACTGGTTGCCAAGCTGCCCTGCAAGGTGTGCGGGATTTTCGGGCAAAGCCAATCCGCCCACCCGAACACCGGAAAGGGTCAGGGCATCAAGACTGACGACAGGGAATGCTTCCCCCTTTGTGCCGACTCTCCCGGTCGGCGCGGGTGCCACCCCCAGTTCGACCAGGGCGCCCTTTTCAGCAAGGCAGTCAGGCGGGAACTGGAGCCGGTCTGGGGCGCAGACACCCGCCGAGCCATTGAAGCCGCAGGGAATTGGCCGGAAAACCTGCCGAAATGGCCTACAGCCCTCGCCGTTACTGCATGAGTAGCTATCAAAACAGGAGCGGAATACATGAACATGAATCAAACAGCAAGCGAGCTTTGGAGCAGCCACGATGCCAGTTGGTGGCTCGGTCAAGTTATTGCGCTGTCAATTGCAATCGGCCTTTTGCGGGCTGGTTATGGGGGTGCCGTTGCTGGCGCTGTGGGGTACGCAATTGCCGTGCTGGTTGACATTCGGGAAGCCGTCACGCGCAGCAAGACTAACCGGGAGCGAAAAGAGTGAGAAAGAAGTGTCGCCGCAAGGTCTGGAACTTGGTCAACCCCATTGACCACGCCATCATGGGCGCCGCCGTCACGCAGGAGGGCCACCTGGACCACCTGCGCATCCGTGAGTTGGGCAGCATCGAGGCATTCCGCACCGGTAAAGCCACAAAAGACGACTGGCGCAGCCTTGCCGACATGCTGAACATCACCGAGACGCTGGCCGGAAGCGGAGTCGGGCCAGAGGCCCTGGAACCTTGCCAACTGGCGCAACAGGCCCTTTCCAATGCCCACGCACGGATGCAGGCCGGGAAGTCCCTCGGGTTCACCGGCCCGGAACTTCAGAGCATGCGGGAAGCCTACGACTACCACGACATGCAGCGCCAGAGCATCAGCCGAGCGAGTACGAGCGCAATCAAGAAGACCGCCGACCGCATCAGATCCGCCCACCCTGACCTGAAAGTGTACGCATGAACATGATCACCGACCGCTACGCCAGCGCCGTCAACAGCCACAGCCTGACCGTTGACCCCAGAACCACGATGAGCGACACCGACGTACTCGCCGCCATGGGCTGGGCCAGCCGCCAAGTCCCCATGGCCGTGGCTCTGGAGCGCCTGTTTGCCGGCGACAGCACCGCGGCCAATGTGATCGCGGCCATCCTCGCCCAGCAAGCCTTTGAGTACAGCTTCAGGATCGAAACCAAGATCAGCCGCCTGCAGTGCGCCGACATGGCGAAGGCCTGCCTTGCGTGGCACCGCAACGGCCGCTGTAGACCCTGCGGAGGCCACGGCAAGACACTCATCCCCGGCACGGCGAGACTGTCAGACCATGACTGTCGGGTGTGCGGAGGTACTGGGCTGATGCCTTTTGAGGCCAATTTCAGGCAGGAGTGGCAGGAGCTGGCCCGCTGGCTGGTATCTGAGATGGACAGAGAGTCGGGCAAGGCCGGGCCGGCAGCAATGCGCAAGTTGGCGCCGAGATTGGAGCTGTGATGACGACCGCCGAAGACCGAAAACAAATATTGAGCAAGTATCGCTGTGGCGCCAAAAAGGCACACCTTGCGAAAGCGTATGGGCTATCTGCCACGCGGATTAGCGCAATTATTGCGAGTGAGCATCGCAAAGAGCTAGAAATGGCCAACCCACCCCCGTTGCACGGGTTAACCGTGCGCGCAAAAAACACACTGCTTGGCGCCGGGCTGGAAACCAGACAGGAGATCCTGCAAGCCTATAGGGCCAACAAACTTAAAGACGTGCTCAACTTAGGAGCAAAATCGGCGGAAGAAATCCGGGTATGGCTGAATGAGCCTTTGCCGACAAAGCCAGTGCGCGACCCCTGCACTTGCCCAGACTTCCAGCGCGCGACCGAGGGCGGCACCGCAGACGATGGCTGTAGCCAAGCCATAGACAACGACAACGAGGGGCATTGGTACATTGGGCGCCTGATCGACAAGCCGCTGAAATTCTGCCCGTACTGCGGCAAACCCTTGCAACTGCCCAAAAATTGAGCATAATGCGCAGTAGCCGTACAAAGGCCGGGAAAGCCGGTCAAAAGATCAAAGGCCCCAAATAGAGCGATGGCGAAGCCACCTCTACTGAAACCCAAGAGCCCGCACCCAGCGGGCTTTTTGCATCCCACACCCCACAAAATCCACCACGTAAAGCTGCCGTCTCCTCCCTTAGGGCAGCGCAGTGGTGGCCCCAGCGGTATGAGTGGCGCCACGGCGCCGGGGCAATCAGCCGCAGCGGATTCTGGTCGAGTTCGTCCTGCTTTCAAGTCAGGACAGGGGCCGACCAAGGCCGCACACCCATTGTCTCCGGGCTGCTTCGGCAGTCCTTCAGCCCCGTACCCCGGGGCTTTTTTCTTTCAAGGACCGGAATGATCGACATCGACACAGCCCTGACGAAGTTGGCCGGTGTTGCCGGAGCCTGCTTCAGCCTGGCCTTCCTCAAGGGCACATGGTGGGAACGCATATTCATGGCCGTTGGCGGAAGCATATTGAGCTACTACGCCACGCCGGCCGCCGCGCTGCGCTCAGGCCTACCCGAAGGCCTGAGCGGGTTCCTGCTGGGCCTGTTTGGCATGGCGGTGTGCGGAAAGGTCTGGGAAGGCATCCAGGCAACCCCAATCGCGGAAATCTGGCAGGCCGGCATCAACAAGGTATTCGGCACCAAGGGGCCAGTCAAATGATCCAAGCCGCCAACTTGATCGCGTCTGGCCTGATTGCATGGTGGTGCGCCGCCGCCGTCCTGAGCCACAAGTTTGCCGACACGCTGCCCCAAAGGATTGCCTTGGGCGTGGCGTGCCTGGGCGCCATGGCAACCTGCTGGTACTGCAACACCAACCCACTCCCGGGCGGGATTGAGCTGCTGTTGTGGGGCGGCGCAGCGTTTGCCACGGCCACGGCCCACAAACTGAGCCAACCTGGCAAGAAAACCATGCTGCAGGACGAGGAAGCGCCGGAAAAATGAGAACCGCCCACGACTGGTACGACATCCTGATTGCGTGCCAAGTGAAGCCGCACGTTGCTGCGGAGTGGTCTGAGGTGTTCGCGGATGTGGTGAAGCCCGACAGCTTCAGCGCAGGCGACGAAGACCTGAGCGCATTCCTTGGCCAGATCCTGCACGAGAGCGACGGCCTGACCCGGCTGGAGGAAAACCTGAGCTACAGCGCCGAACGCCTGACGGTGGTTTGGCCCGGCCGGTTCCCGACCAAGGCAGACGCCCAGCCCTACGCCCGCAACCCCGAGGCCCTGGCCAACAAGGTGTACGGCGGCCGGATGGGCAACACCGAGCCCGGCGACGGCTGGAAGTACCGCGGCAGGGGACCGCTGCAAGTCACGGGACGCGACAACTACCGCTCAGTGGGCGGGATTGTCGGCCAAGACCTTGAGGCCATGCCCGAGCTGCTGGAGCAGCCGCGCTTCGCGCTTGAAGCCTGCATTGCATGGTGGGAAGATCGCATCCCCGACGAACTGCTTGGCGACCCCGAAAAGACCACCCGGCGAGTCAACGGCGGCCTGATCGGGCTGGCGCACCGGGAAGAATTGACCAACGCAGCCCGTGAGGCGCTGGCCTGATGGAATGGCTGAACCCCGGCCGGTGGCTGCTGGCCGGAGGCCTGATCCTCGCCCTGGTGCTTGGCTACAACGCATGGGCAGACCATCAGCAGGACATTGGAGAAGCCCGAGCCAACGCCAGATGGCAGCAAGCCACTGACGAGCTGAAAGAGCAGGCCCGCACAACGCTGGCCGCCGAAACCGCCAAAGCCAAGACCGCGACCGACGCGCTACGCCAGTTCAAAGACGCTCAGGAGCTGAAAGATGCCAACAGCCGCCAAACCATTGCAAACCTGCGCAACGAGGTTCGCGCTGGCACTCGCGCTGGTGGCGGCCCAGGGCTGCGCGACCCGTGGGCTCCCGGATGTGGGAGCGGTGGTAGTGGCACCCAAACCGCAGATCCCACCGGAGCCAACCCTAGTAACCCAGACCGAGCCAATGCCGGCCGGGTGGTTTCTCCAGAGCTTGAAGGACTGCTGCTTGATCGGCTTGAAAAGGCCGACGCCATCAACATCGCCTACGCAAGCTGCAGGGAAGACGCCCGGCAACTGAGGCAACAACTTTCACCAAGGAACTGACATGGACGAAATGGACATGAGCCAGCAAATGGCTCCCGAGGCCGAAGGCGGATACGAAATCTGCATCGCCGTGAGCGCAGACGGCCGTATTGCCGTGGGCGTGGAATCCGGGAGCTACGAGGCCGCCGAGGAACAAGGCGCCCAGGAAGCCGGGATGGAAAAGCCCGCCATGCGCCAAGTCAAGGACATCCAGGAAGCCATCCGGTTCGCCATCGACGCCTACAAGACCAACGGCCAGATGCCCGACGAAACCGACGAGAAAGCCGGCTTTCAAGCCGCGATGGCCGAAGAATGAAGGCAACCCTGATCATCGAGGACGACGGCATCGCAGGCGTGAAGCTGTCCACCAGCTTCCACGGCGACGCCAAGCCCAACAGCCCAGCACACCGCTGCGCGATCCTGCTGATGGAGCACATGAACACTTTGGGCCAGCCCATGGACGAGGAACAGCCGATCAAGCTGGAAGCCCCGAAGCTGCGACTGGTGGGAGTGAACTGACCGTGGCGACCAAGAAGCCGGCTGCGAAGAAGGTGAAGGCATCAAGTTCGCAAGCCGCCGCAGAGAGTCGCCGCACGCTGTTCATTGAGGCTTATTTGGCCAACGGCGGCAATGCGACCAACGCGGCAAAGGCGGCCGGGTTCAGTGAAAAAAGCGCGCACCAACAAGGATGTGCGCTATTGAAACATCCGAAAGTTATCCACAGGCTGGACGAAAGACGCAAGGAACTTGCGCAAAAGTACGAGTTGACGGCAGAAAACGTCATCAAAAGCCTTGCGCAAGCGGTTTATTTCGATCCACGCAAGCTGTACGACGAAAACGGCGACCTCAAGCCAATCACGGAACTGGACGATGACACCGCCCAGGCTTTGAGCGGCTTCGAGGTGATGGAAGAAAAAGGATCCGGGGAGGATCGGGGCAAGGTCATTGGCTTCACCAAGAAAGTGAAGTGGCTGGACAAGAACACGGCCAGAGAGCAGGCCATGAAGCATCTGGGCTTGTTCAAGGCCGACAACATGCAGCGCAGCCCGTTGGAAGGCGTTGATCGCAAGACGCTGAAGATGATTCAGGAGAAGCTGAGTGGGAGGTCCTGACGACCTGTCCTGGCTGGACAAGTTGACGGACGACGAAAAGGCTGCGCTTCTGGCCGAGGTTTCGGCAGAGCTGAGCGCCAACAAGCTGGCGGATTACAAGCCCTACAAGAAGCAGGTCGAATTCCACACTGCCGGCGCCGATGAAGGGATCCGCGAACGCCTGCTGATGGCCGGCAACCAGCTTGGCAAGACCGTTGCTGGCGCCTTTGAGGCGGCCATGCACCTGACGGGCAAATACCCGGATTGGTGGGATGGCGCCATCTTTGAGAAGGAAACCACGGCTTGGGCCGCATCTGTGACCGGGCAGGGAACCCGGGATACGGTTCAGCGGTTGCTGCTTGGCCCTATTGGTTCTTGGGGGACCGGATCCATTCCCAAGGCGGACATTGTTGACATCAAGCGGGCATCAGGCGGCACCCCGGACCTTGTTGAGTCCATCACCGTGCGGCATGTGTCCGGTGGGTTGAGCCGAATCACCCTGAAGACATACGACCAGGGCCGGGAGCGGTGGCAGGGCGAAACCCTCAACTTTGTGTGGTTTGACGAAGAACCACCGCTAGACATCTACACCGAAGGACGGACCCGAACCAACGCGACGGCCGGCATTGTGTGGCTGACGTTCACGCCCTTGATGGGCATGTCCGATGTGGTCAAGCGATTCCTGATCGAGAAGGTTCCCGGAACGAAGGTCACGACGATGACCATTGACGATGCCGAGCACTACACGCCCGAGCAGCGCAAGGCCATCGTGCAGGGATACCCGGCGCATGAGCGGGACGCACGGTCCAAAGGCATCCCAACGCTTGGATCCGGCCGGATTTTCCCGATTGACGAGGATTCAATCAAGGAAAACCCGCCGATGATTCCGCCGCATTGGCGCCGAATTGGCGGGTTGGATTTCGGGTGGGATCACCCAACAGGGATTGTGTGGATTGCCCACGACCTGGACACCGACACGGTGCATGTGTACGACGCCCACCGCGCCAGAGAAACAACGCCGATTGTTCATGCGGCCACCATCACAGCCAAAGGCAAATGGATCCCGATGGCCTGGCCACACGACGGTCTGCAGCACGACAAAGGTTCTGGATCCGCGCTGGCTGACCAATACCGCAAGTTGGGCGTCAACATGCTGCCACAAAAGGCAACGCACCCGCCAGCCAAGGGAGAAGAAGAAGGATCCGGTGGCAATGGCGTCGAGGCTGGCTTGATGGAAATGCTGGATCGCATGCAGACCGGGCGGCTGAAAGTGGCCCGGCACTTGAATGACTGGTTTGAAGAGTTCCGGCTTTACCACCGGGAAGAAGGCAAGGTTGTCAAAATCGACGACGACCTTCTGAGCGCAACGCGCTACGCCTTGATGATGTTGCGGCACGCCAAGGTGAACAAACCAAAACAACAGATGGATTTCTCCAAACCCTACACCAGCGGCATCCCCGGCATGGGCGTGCTGGGCTGATTACAAGGAAACGACATGGCAACGATTACCCCCACCAACAACGGCGACATCAGCGGCGACGGCTCGGTGCAGATGTTCACCTGGGCATCCCTGACCACAACCGACAACGACGGATCTCCGGTGGAGTGGACGCCCTACGCCGACCGCTGCGTGCAAGTGACCGGCACGTTTGGCGCTGGCGGCACGGTGGTGATCCAGGGCAGCAACGACGGATCGACCTGGGCAACCTTGAACCAGGCGCAGGGATCGGCGGCCAGTTTCACCGGGGCTGGCATCCGCCAGATTGTCGAGACGCCGCGCTACGTGCGCCCCAACGTGACGGCCGGCGACGGCACCACAAGCCTGACTGTCTCGCTGATCATGCGCAGGCCCAACCCGATGCGGACTTGATTGGATGCGACGGCGCGGACGGAGATAACGCATGCGACTCAGAAACCCATTTGCCAAGCAGCCAGAGGCGCCGGCCAGGCTCTCCCCTGAGCGCGCGCAGGAGCTGCTGGACGCCATCAGCGAGGGCGTGCAGAAAGAGCGCGACGACTCGGTATCGGCCCGCAAGGAATCCGGCATCGAAAAGGTTTGGCTGGCGGCCGAGAATGCCTACATCGGCATCGACGCGCAGAACCAGAGCGAGTTCAAAGGCCAGAATTGGGCCAAGCCGATGACCATGGCCGGCCCGGTGTGGACGGCGCCATCTGCCAACGAAGACACGGGGCGCAGCACGGTATTCCCGCCGCTGACCGCCCGCTATGTGGACGCCGGCACGGCCAAGGTGTGCGAGATCACGCTACCCGCCGACGACAAGCCATTCAGCTTTGGCCCGACGCCAATCCCCGAGCAGATCGAAGGTCAGAAGGACGAGCGCCAGGTGCTGTTGGACAGCGGCGAACCGGCCATGCGCGACCCGGAGCCCGGCGAACAGCCCGCAGCCCTGCCCGGCCAGCCTCCAGGTGTGCCCATCAAGGTCAAGGACTTGGCCAAGGAAGCCGTGGAGCTGGCCACCGAGCAAGCCAAGAAGGCGGAAAAGCGCATCTACGACTGGATGGTGGAGTCAAACTACCGCGCCGAAATGCGCAAGGTGATTTTCGACGTCGCCCGGATTGGAGTGGGTGTTCTCAAAGGTCCGTTCCCGGTGATGCGCAAGAACAAGGCGATCACCAAAGAAGGCGACACGGTTACGCTGACCATCAAGGAAGAACTGGCCTACGGGTACAAGTGGGTGGACCCGTGGAACTTCTACCCGTCACGCTCATGTGGGGAAAACATCCACAACGGTGACTGGTGCTTTGAGCGGGATTACCTGTCTCCCCGCCAGGTTCGGGACTTGAAAGACCAGCCGGCCTACATCAGCCAGCAGCTCGACAAAGTGATCCAGGAAGGCCCGGACAAAGACGACACGACCGGCGACAACCCCAACGAAAAGACCCGCAAGAAGTCGTTTCTGGCATGGCACTTCTACGGGTACATGAAGGTGGAGGAACTTCAGTGCCTGCTGGACTACGCCAACAAGGGCGACAAGTTCAAGAAAGACATTCCATCGGATCAGCGCATGGTCTATGTGACCGGGACCATGATCAATGACACGGTGGTCAAGGCCATCATCAACCCTCTGGAGAAGTCGGGCGAGTTCCCGTACCACGCCATGCCATGGCGCCGCCGCCCAGGTAGCTGGTGCGGTACGGGTGTGGCCGAACAGGTGACAGTGGCGCAGCGCATCGTGACCGGGGCAGAGCGGGCCATGCTGAACAACGCCGGCAAGTCGGCGGGGTCGATCATTGTGATGAAGCAGGGCGCGGTGATCGCCGCCGACAAAACCAACGTCATCACGCCTGACAAGCTGTACTACCTGACCGACGACGGTAGCGGGGCCAACGACGTTCGTACCGTGTTTGGCGTGCATCAGATCCCCAACGTGACCGCGCAGATGCTGACCATCATTGAGCACGGGTTCAAACTGGCCGAGGAATCGACCAGCATTCCGCTGATCACGCAAGGCCAGAGCGGAAGCACAACGCCGGAAACCTTTGGCGCCGCCCAGCTTCAGAACAACAACGCCAACCAGCTACTTCGAGCGATTGGCTACAACCTGGACGACTTCATCACCGAGCCAGTGGTGCGGCAGTCGTATGAATTCCTGCTGTTGGATCCGGACGTACCCAACGACGAAAAGGGCGATTGGGACATCAACGCCCATGGTTCCGCTGCTTTGGTGGAACGGGCCATCCAAGACCAGACTTTGGCGCAACTGACCGGCCTGGTGCTCAACCCGGCCTTCGGTGTGAACCCCCAGCAGTGGTTTGCCCAACTGCTGAAGTCCAAGCACATGAACCCGAAGGACGTGCAGTTCACCGAGGAAGAAATCAAGAAGGCCAAGCAGGTACAGCCGCCGCCACCGCCGCAGATCGCCGCCGCGCAGATTCGCGCACAGAGCGCCGAGAAGATCGCCATGGCCAGAGAGCAGGGCGAAACCCAGCGCGCGGCCATCGACACCGACCGGGATCGCTTGTACGCCCAGGTGCAGGCCAACCGCGACCAGCAGAACAACCAAGCCACGCTGGCCGAACTTCAACTGCGCCGAGAACTGGCCATGCTGGACTACGCCGCCAAGAAAGAAATCACGCTGGAAGAAGTCAAGGCCAAGTTGGCAGACACGACCATCAAGGCCAACCTGCAGCGTGAACTGGCGCACGCCGACCGACCAAGCCAGGTGTTGACGCCACCGACCGAGCCGCCTGGACGCGCTGAAC